ACTTTAATGGCTCTACTCTTTTCAGCGGCTCTATAACTTGTAATACAACTGTTACTCATCCATTGAAAAACACAATATCAAATCAAGGTGCTGCCACCACAGGCAATGGCTTTCTGATTGACAACAGAAGCTTGGCTAGTACAAATGAAGAAGAAAAATTTCATGATGAAACATTTAGAAAAACATCAGGTTCGTATGATTCACAAGCAGCAACTGTAAACGCTGCCTCTGTTTGGAATTCTCAAAACCATATGACCGGAGGCGGTGCCACAGGACACACTGACGGTTTGTTGTTTCACAATCAAAGATTGTACAGCCCAGTTGATGGTGATGTCCCTCACGGTGGTAATTTCGCTGCGCTATCTAATGTAGAAAGTGGACAGCCAAACTATAGCGGCGTCACAGGCATGAGAACTTTCTATAGAATTGTCTCAAACTCCGCAGGTGCAACAAAACGAGATATGAAAATAGTATCTACAAAGAACAGCACCACTTACAACAATGCTACGCTTGGAGCCTCTAATGTTCATTTCTTTGCAAAAATACCCGGAGCCACCGGGTGGATGGATATATCACAAAACTTCTCTTACGGAAGCACAGATGATGGTGATGGCGCTCTTATAAATGGAGCGTCAAATGATGTGGACTCTGGTAACAATACCCACTTTATAACTTTTGGAACACAGTCTGTTGCTAGCAATGAACGAGTGATGATAAAAATATTAGCTGATGAAAGTTGGGGTGGATATATTTCAGAACTTTCATTTTCTGTTGGAGCCACAAGCAACACAGCTGTTGAGTCTTTAGCATTGGACGATATCGATCTAGATGACACAGCAGGAGAAACAGCTAAGTTATCATTTGGAACGTCAAACGGTATAACCGGTTACACAAACGTCGCTGGTGGTGTTGGAAGTATGGGAGCAGTCAATTCAAACGGAACCTATACTGACAACGGAGATACAAACAGGGGGGTTTTTAAAGTAGCTGAGGTCATGGGTGGAACTCTCAATGAAGATGTTTCGGCGAATGGAAACAATTACACGGCCAACTCTTTTAAAAACGCTTTCACTGGTTCTCTTTTGTTGATTGTTAACGATACAACAGCTAGTACGCTTAGTCTAGCAAATCTAAGTAGTAATAACAATCTGTCTTCAAATACTGGTTTTAGTGTTGGCGCTGTTGGCTTCTCTACTACATCTGACAATATTCCAGATTATACAAAACCTTACAGAACAGGAACCTATAGTATTGGAACTGGTCAACAAAGGTCAGGATGGAACTATGCAAGAGTCATTCATAGAATCGGAACGTCCGATACGTTAACAAACTATGTGCAGTGGGTAGTTGACCCGTCAGGCTCTACAGATAACACCGCTGTTTCTTCTCCAACGATATCAAACTTCGGACACACTAGTGTGTACTATCAGTCTGGTATTGGATACTTTGCTACGAATCCAACTGGTAGTTTTCAGTTTAGTGGTTCCAACTTCTATTCAAACGTTTATTCTACAGACGCAGCAGCAATTTCATTTCCTACAACAACAAACTGTGCCGCAACAAATATAGCTGTTAATGGCACCGGTCTTACTAATAAGAGCGTCTCTGCTGCTAGCACAACGATGGCAGCGTTGGATAACTCTGCTAATTGTGAACTTACTACAATACAAGTAACAGGAACAATGCAATACAACGGGTCAACTCCATCTATAAGTGGTGGACTTGGACTTTTCACAGCTAGAGATGTTAGTGTTACGGGAAGACTTTTACATCCTTTCAAAACAGACAAAACCACTGCGGCAGGTTCAAAAACTGCGTTTATGGTTTACTCTGGTTCAATAGGCAGCACCACACTTACAAACAACGAATATTTCAATACAGAAACTTATCGTATT